ATTCATTGACAGATAATAAAATTTCGCTTATGAGAAAGTTTATTGTTTGGCTCATGAATGAGCCCAGCAATGAAGGACTGGAGAAGTCCGTCGCTACTGAAACTTCAGTTGAAAGTGAAGTAGAAGTGGAACAAGTGGAGGAGAATCAAATGGATATTGAAGTTCTCAAAGAAGCACTTAGTTCTGTAATTGATCAGAAGCTTAACGATTTTGCAACTTCGCTTAAAGGTGAGGTTGAGGAGAGCGTTAATGCCAAGATTGAGGAAGTAACTAAGAACTTTGATGCACAGAAGACAGAGCTCACTCAGAAGCTTGAGGCAACTGAGCAGGCTCTCACTGAGCAGACAGCCAAGGTCGAAGAGTTCGCCCAGGCTGGCGCAATGAAGAAGAGCGTTGACACAGAAGAGACAGAAGAGGTGGAGTTAAAGAAGTCTGCCGAACCGAAGTCCGTGTGGAACAATGTTTATCTGCCCCAGAGAGTTATTAACTCCTTGGGCTACAAGCAATAATTAGTTAAGGAGGAATAGTAACTATGGCAACACAGGAAGAGATCCTTGCTAAGGCAAATGAAGTAACCACATCCGATGTAAGTGAAGGTTCGGGCGGTCTTCTCAATGCTGAGCAGGCTAATCGTTTTATTGATTTCGTCGTTGACCAGTCGGTGCTCATGCAGAACGCTCGCGTTGTGCGCATGCGTACACCCACACTGGACATTGACAAGGTGTCGGTAGGCACCCGTCTTATGGCAAAGGCAACAGAGGCAACGGACACAGCGTCCAATGCTGCTCTGACCTTCTCCAAGGTATCGCTCTCCAGCGTCAAGCTTCGTCTTGACTGGGAGATCAGCACAGAGGCTCTTGAGGACAACATTGAGGGCGCTGGCTTAGAGGACCACATTGCACAGATGATGGCTCGTCAGACAGCTAATGATCTTGACGATCTTCTCATTAATGGCAACACTTCGTCCAACAACGGCCTGCTGAAGGCTCTTAACGGCTTCGTCAAGCTTGCTCTTACGAGCGGCACAGTTGTGGATGAGGGTGGCAACAATGTGTCGCGCGCGTCGTATGACCGCGTGCTGCGCAACATGCCCAACAAGTATCTGCAGCGTCGCAATGAGCTTCGCTTCTTTACTGGGCCTGCTGTCGTTCAGGACACAGCGTTCAGCCTTCAGAATCCCAACTCGGCAACTGCTGCAACCGCAGGCGCTCCCGCCCCTGGTTCAACATTTGGTGAGCAGGCATTCATGAATGGTGCTATCCGTGCAAACGGTGGCGCTGGCGCAACTGGCCTTGCTCCTTATGGTATCCCCCTTGTGGAGGTTCCGTTAATGCCTGAGACCGCTTCGGGTGACTACTCGGGCGCTTCGGGCAACCACGGTTATGTTGAGCTGACATTCCCCAACAACAAGGTTGTGGGTATGCACCGTGACATCACAGTGTATCGTCAGTTCCAGCCCAAGAAGGACACAATTGAGTATACGCAGTTTATGCGCGTTGCTTGCAATGTTGAGAATGCAGATTCTTATGTCATTGCAAAGAACGTGAAGCTGCGCACGCTCTAATCATTCAGAACTGAATGGAATATTGGCGGGGTGCAATCGCACCCCGCCTTTATTCTGTCAATTGATTTAATCTTTTTAAAATGATAGGATTGATATATGACAAATATTGTTACTTCTGAAAGTACTAATTTAAAGAAAAAAGTTATTGAAAAGAAAACTATAAAAAAGAATACTGATATTGCTAGCGATGTTAAAAAAGTTGTTGTTTATTATGAGAGCGGTGCTGGATATTTAATGCCAAATGGATTTAAATTTAATAAAGAAAATCGTATGGCTGAATTGGATGCGGAAACTGCAAAAACTTTACTTGCTCTTGATAATTTTAGATTGCCTAGTGATGAAGAAAAGGAAATGTATTATAATAATCAGGAGGTCTAGCAGTGGCAGGAAATCTTTCTAATTATCTTGAAAATAAACTTTTAGATCATTTTCTTGGTACAACTTCATACACTATGCCAACTGTGTATGTTGCTTTATTTACTGTTGCTCCAACAGATGCTGGTGGTGGAACGGAAGTGACTGGCGGCTCGTATGCTCGCCAGACGGCAGCATTTAGTGCTGCAGCAAGCGGTGCGACATCAAATAGCGGTAATGTTGACTTTACAGGAATGCCTGCATGCACAACTGTAGCAATTGCATTATTTGATAATTCAACAGGTGGCAATATGCTGCTTTGGGGTACGCTTACAACAAATAAGACAACAGATGCTGGTGATACTTTAAGAATTGCTACTGGCGATCTTGATGTCACTATTGACTGATCATGATTAGACGCGAATTTACTGGTGGAGCTGAGCGGACAAATTTGACTGCAAATATAAATAATTCTGCGCTTTCTTTTACTGTGGCAGATGGCAGCACATACCCGTCTGGGGAGCATCCATTTGTGGTTGTTCTTGATCGTGGTTTAACAAGTGAAGAAAAAGTGTTAATTTCTTCAAGATCAAATAATACATTTACTGTTTCAACCAGGGGTTATGATGGCACAACAGCTAATAGCCATGATAATGGTAGTTATGTTGACCATGTTTTAGATGCAGTTGTATTGCAGGACATGAATAATGTAACATATGATAGTCAAGTTTTAGTTTGGATGGGGGTATAAATGCCCAGTTTAACACCCAAGAGTTTTTATCACGGAAATGCTGCAACAGCTAATGTTTATAGTGTTGCAAATACTGCTGGTAACTATTCTATTATTAAAGTAATAAATATTTGTAATGCAAGTAGTGCTGCAAACGCAACAGCTTCTGTCCATATTTTAGAAGATGGCGCATCTCCTGCAGCAAATAATAAAATTATTAGCAATGCAAATGTAATTAAAGATGATGTTTTATACTATAATACTTCTATCGTAGTACCAGCAAATTCAAATATTTATATTGCTGCAAGTTCTAATACAGATTTAATTTTTAATATTAGCGGGGTGGAATATGCCTAATTTAGTATCTGGTGGCACATCGTCTGGTTCAACAACAGACCCTCTTTTAATTAAATCTTGGGAGCCTCTTGCTAATACGATTTATGTTGGAGATATTTTTTACGGTATCAAATATTATGAATCAAATGGCAAAGTGGTTGTTCAAGAAATTGATGATAATACAGTAGTGATTGAAATTCCCGATTATCGTATTGGTGATTCAAGAAATGCAAATGGTAAATATGTTGGTTCTGAAACTATTGCAAATGCTGTTTCAAATCTTGAGAAGGGAGAAGTTTTAAACTATGCTGAAGATGTCTATAAAACATGGCTGACGAGTGATCAATCTATAACATTTAGTTGGAACACGGCAGCTGGTGGTTTTAGATCTGGGCATTTGATATTGGAGGTTGGCTAAATGTCACAAGTAATTGATCTCGGTAGAATTCGCTTCTACCATCGCGGCGCATACAACGCTGGTACAACATATGAGTTAAATGATGTTGTTACATATGGTGGTGCATCATATGTATATATTTATGCAGCAACTGCTAGCGGCAACCTCCCTACAAATGCTACATATTGGTCAAAACTCGCTGACGGTTTAGATCAGCGCGGAGCATGGACTACGGCAACTGCTTATTATCCTGGCGATGTTGTTACTCGCGGCGGCAGTAACTATGTTGCTCTTCTTGCACATACATCTGGAACATTTGCTACGGATCTTTCTGCTGCAAAATGGGAGGAGTTAACTCGTGGATTTAGATGGAGAAGCAATTGGGCGACATCAACTTCTTATCTTAAAGATGATGTTGTTTTTGTTAATGGTAATGCTTATGTTGCAACAGCCGATTTTACATCCGATTCTTCTGCCTTTGCTAATGATACGAATTGGCAGCTTTTTTCTGAAGGTGGGACTGGAGAAATCCCATCGCAATCAGGCCATGACGGTAAGTTTCTTACCACTGATGGCACATCCGTTTCGTGGGCAAATGTCGCTAATTCGTTTACATTAGCTGCTGACTCTGGCTCTAATGATACATTTTCTATTGGCCAAACATTAACTATTTCTGGTACGGCTAATGAAATTACGACAGCTGTGAGTAATAATGCAATTACAATTAGTCAGCCCGACAATGTGACGGTTGCT